TTTCTTACCACGAGAATATGCTCCTTCAATACCAGAGTTAGAATATAATCCATATTCTTCTCTTTTAATACCATCCGTATAATTCGATGTAGCTATTCTAAATTCTTGTTTAGAATCTGGATTAGGATCTCTAGTAGCCCCTTTCCAAATAAATAAATTTTTAAAATTATTATTTATATTGCTTCTAGCTCCAGATAAGAAAGTATCTAATGATGGATCATCTTCAAGAACTTTCAAAGCATAATCAATTAATTCATCTTCGATTTGTTTAGCTATTACAGTGTCACCAGAATCTAATTCTTTTTTATATTTTTTAATTAATTCTTCTTTTCTTTTATCTATGGTTTTTGTTATTGTTAAAATAGATTCATTATAATTAGGAGCTAATATAGTAACAAATTGCATAGCTAATTGAGTTTTCATTAAATATCTTTTTAAAGCTTCAACTTCAATTCTGTCTTCCATTAAAGCATATGATAATTCTTGATTCATATGATCAAGTTGTTTTCCATCAATAGTTTTATTTATATATCCAAATATATTAAATAAATCTGGTTCTATTATCCATTTATTAAAAATCCACAAACCTACTGTAGTGGTAAAGCTATTTTTATTTTTCTTTTTATCTGGTCCATATTTATTTGGTGGAATGTCTATAGTGTCATAGGGGTTGCATTTTGCAACCCCATCAAATTCACCAAATAAATCATATATAAATGAAGCAGTTATATTTTTCTCTTCTATATTAATTAAAGTATCTCTTAATTCACTATTAGTAATTTTTTTCGATACTCTTTTAGCCATTATATCCACCTCCTAATATTAGAAGTAGATATGGTATGTAATATCAATTCCTTTTGTAAGATCAATAAGAGGTTCATTAGGAATATTTAATTGAGTAAGAGGAATAATATTTTGATACCATTTATATCCCTGACTCGTAGTATACCATGCAGTAAGGATAGAAATAGAATTAATTTTAGCATCATTGATAGAAGAAGTTGCTCTAAAATAATCTCTAAAATCATCTTTAGTAATTCTCAGAGTAAATTCAACATAAGTTTCAGCATCAGACGTATTCTGAGAATCATAAAGAGTAGAATCAATAGGAGTTGAATCTACATATTGCATATATAATTTAGGCTCAGATTCGAAAGCTTTAAAATAATATGCAATTCTATCAGAAGTTGCTTTTCTTCCAAAATAAACTTCTCTTAAATCATCAGGAAGATCATTTTGAATAAGTTGATATCTAAATGGAACAAGATCTCCAGCAGGCTTAATTCTATTGGTATATTGAACCGGATAAACTGCAGAGCTTTCTGGTCCACAACCTTGTGTACCACAACAGAAAAGGCATGCTTTAGGAGTATTTTCTGGAATAGCTCCTGGATCACTACTATTATCAAGAGAAAGAGACTCATTATAGGTAGGAAGATGAACAAGTTCATCAAGATCAAATACCTTTTGAGCCACAAATTGAGAACCAGCAATAACTACTTTATTATGAACAGTAAGAATAGGCTCTCCAGTATCAATATTTTTGAAAATAACTTCGCCTTTAAGCCATGTCTTTTTAAGATTAACATCATCATTCGCTTTTTGAAAATCGAATAATGTGATATTTTTATTAGGCATTATAATTAACCTCCTATAATGTGTTAACGTAATTAATTGAATGTTCTGCTTATATAGTATTAAGCATCTATAAATTCATGTGGTGGAAATTCTTGAGTTATAATTGCATAATAATTATCAAAAAGTCTATATGGTTGTTCATATAAACTCATAGTTTGATTGAAATTATTAATACTTTCTCTAAAATTAATTGCATAATTTAAATTAAGTCTAGCAGATTTGCTTAACGTATCTTTAATATGACTTATATAGTGATACTTAGAATCTGGTTCTAATATTGTTTTTCCACAATATGGACAAGTTATAGTATTATATTCTATCTCTTTTCCACAATGAGGACAGAAATATTTAGAGCAATGTATTTCTCCATCATGAAGTTCTAATTTAAGAAATACATATGCAATATCTGTTATCCATTCATTAATATATTCAGTAAGATATTTTGTAACACTCATTTTTCCTATAGTATCGTTAATATTAATCTGATTATACTCATACATATCTACTAGCATATGTAAAATAGCATCTACTGCATAAATTTCAAGTTCTTTGATATAATGATTTTCTGGATTAAACATTTCATCATATAATTCAAAAGTTGTCCTTCTATCTATCCACTCTCTTATTGCTTTATTAAATGAAGCATAATTATCAAATATAATAGGAACTTTATTTTCTGTCCCACATTGAGGACATACTGTATCATTAGAATTTAATTTAGTTCCACACTGAGGACAATAATATACAAATTCATGCCTTGTATTTTCCTCTAAAGCATTTCTATTATTCTCATAATATTCAGAATAATTTTTTCTTATCCACCAATCCATACTAAACCATACTTTATCTATAAGATCGGCTCGTTCTTTTTCTGTAATATTTACTTTAGAATTTGAAATAAAATCTTCAATTTTAATAATTTCAGCTTTATCAAATAAATATTTAAGTAAAATATGATCTATTAATTGAACATATTGATCAAACTTATCATCTATTACATACATAATAGAAGATTCATGAGTAAATATCTTAAAGGATTTGAAGAAATCTATTACCTCTTCTATATAAGATTTAACAAATTCTAACGAAACAGATGGTAAACCAGAAAATACATCATCCATATAAACTTCAGTTTTATCTTCATCTACATAATCTTTAATATATCCAATAATCTGTTGAATAGCATTGACACAAGTTTCTTGCCTTTTTTCTTCATCATCTATAGAAGCAACTTGTACAAGAAATTTATATACATTACCATCATTATATCTCATATATTCTGTATATGTGCTAGCCATTTTAGCAGTAGCATTTAATGAGATAAACTCTTCATTTTCTGGATTATAAGTATACAGATTAAATTCATGAGTATCATTAAAATTATCACTCATTTCAAAATAAAGAGTATTTTCATTACAAGTACTTGTAAGACATTTCATATCATATTCATAAACATCTGGATTTTGATAATTTTCTGGTTTTGGAATATTGATAAATCTGGTTGTATATCCATTAGATTTGTATTCATCTACAATATCATTATCCCCTACAAGGAAATATTCAAGATTCATATCCATGATGAATAATGTCTTATATAAATATCTATAAGCATTGTATATTTCTTTGCTAGGTGGATTTTGCATTACTTCTATTACATGTTTATATATATCTCTATTATTTAAGAAAATAGCTCTAAGCTCTTCAAAACTATAAATTTTATCATCACTAGGTACTGTAAATCCTGGTCTTTCTACAGCATCATGTCCATAACACAATTCTTCTAAAGTTAATCCTCTATGATTATCATGCAAATATTGAGCAATAGCTGCAAAATCTGCTTCCATATTAAATCCTAATATTTCTGCTATTTTAGATCTACTATCCATTATAGTATCTTCTATCCCATAATAAATATACCCAAGAGAATATAATGCTAAAATAGCATTTACTAATTCTACTTTTTTGGTAGTAGAAATATTAGGTAAATTTATTCTAAGAGAAGATTTATCTATTTTATTATACATCAGAATATTCATAAAATATACAAGAGAAAAATTTCTTTCTGCTAAATCTATAACAGCCTCTATTGTATAATATTTAGACCTAAGTACAGTAAAATCAAGATCTTTAACTCCAGATTTTACTGTTTCATATTGCTTGTCTCCAGTCCAATATGCATCTGGTAATGTTATTTCATCATATTCTAATATATTTTGATCTTTTTTTGCATAATTATCATATATCGGATCTAATAATGGAACTTTAATAAATTTAACATCATAGTTTATATCATTATCCGGAACTATATCTCTATTTCCTTCTTCATCTGTTACAATTTTTGTATTATCATAATAATCCAAATTGTCTGGATTATTTACATTTCTATCTTTCAAAATATAATATTTAAAAGCATTAATATTTCTAAATCCAAATAATGATATTATATCAACAATACATTTATCTGTAGATTTAAATTTAATCAATTTATTAAGATTTTTTACAAGAGCTATTTGATATCTTAATGGTATATCCTTAAAATATTTAACACCATTTGATTCAAAAATATATCTAGCTGTTCTTGTATCAAATATATCTCTTCTTATTAAATATTCTGGTAATTCTACGATCATATCTATAATCGTTTGTATGATTAAAAACACCATCATAAAATTATCATAATAATCAGATCTATATTTATAAGCTGTAGAATATACTGTATATAATAAATACAATCTATTAGCTTCTAATAAATCTTTATATCTTATTCTTACTTCTTCAGAATCACAAGATGGGCAATATAACATAGCAAATTTTTCTGCTGTTCTTGCATCATAATATTCTATTTGCTTATCACCCATATGAAAGAGATATAATACATTATCTCTTTCTAAATTATTAGCTGTTAGCCATGTTTCATTTTCTATTATATTATCCAATGTACCATTAGAATCAAGAATAATCTGTTTAGCTAAAGATAATTCATGAATTAATTTATAATTTGATATAAGATTACCATTATTATCGTATTCCTCTTTATAAGCAATAGATATATGATCTAATGATGTTGGAATTTCTTCATCTATATAATTATCGTCTATCCAAAGTCCTTGCCATACACCAGTTTCATCATAATCCGGTTCACCATGAAGCATTCTATAATAATTATTATATTCAACATAATTATTTAAAAATGTTTCTGATGCCATATTAAATAACGGTTTTCTTATACTTTCAGGAATTTTACTATTATCAGCAGAATATTCTATAATTTCTTCTTCTGTTAATCCAGATATCTGTCTTAATAAAGTTTCATCATAATAAAAGAAATTAAAATTATAATGACCTCTATTAAGACTAATAAGAACATCTCCAGCTTTAATAGATTCTAATGTTTCATTATTATCAGCTTTATCTTGATCTTTTAATATTGTTCCAATAGCTAATTGTCTAATATTGTATATTATTTCATCTAGTAATGGATTTTCAGTAAATACTTTACTGGATAAAGTTACTTTTTCCATTTATTCCTCCATTAATAGGGTATTACATAGATGTCAATTATTTTTAATATTTCTAGATATTAATTTAGAATTTAATATTATATCTCTATAAGAAAAACTTCCTTTATCTGTCATAACAATTTTTGGATATAATTCTTTTATTGTAGCAACAGATAATTTGTTTCCGTCTTCAAAAGTATGTACTATTACTTCATATTTATCTCCTATATTACAATAAAAATCTTTAAATATTTTTTCTTTTATAATATTAATCGGTTTTTCAAATATTTTATCATATGTAGTATATTTATCGACCCAAGATTTAATAACTTTTCTAATTGAATCATTAGACGTATTATAATATTTAGCGATATCTGATATTTCATATGAAGAATTTAAATATATATTAATAATATCTTCAGAATTTTTATTTGCTTTCTTTTTTAATATTGATTCATTTTCTTTGTATTCTTCTTCTTTTTCTTTATCTGTTATAAGATCTTTAATGTATCTTCTAATAACAGAACAATTTCTTCCTGTTATATGAGAAATTTCTGTAATAGATTTTCCAGCTTTATAAATTTTTCTAAAATATGATTTTTCATCAAGAGTTATAGGAATTTCATTATCAAATTTAATAACAAGATATTTTTTTATTATATCTTTAGCAATTTTTGTAATATCTCTAATTTGTTGAATAGAATATCCTAATTCATATAAATTAATAATATTATTAATATCAGCATCTGTAAAATTTTTTGATCTATATTTTGGCATTTTTATTTTCTCCTATTTTATTAAAAATCACTTTAATTTGAAGTGGTAAAAGTAGAAAATATTTACTTTTTAATAATTGAAATAAAGGTGAATAATTATGAATAATTTAATAGAAAATCAATTTACGGAATTATCTAATACAAAAATTGCTGATAAAAATGATATAGATATTTATTTAGCAAGAGAATTTATAAATCCA